CGGGCAAAAAATGTGGTCGTCAAAAAGGTGAGAAGAGGGGTACGCCTTATTGTAGACCGAGTAAAAGAATTAGTTCAAAAACTCCGAAGACTACTAAGGAGATGACAGCAACAGAAAAAAGAAGTAGAATAAGACAAAAGAATCGTCTAGGTCAACCAGCAGGCGCTCCTAGAAGAGTCAAAGCACTAAAGAGAAGGAAAAAATAATGCCAATAGTTATTAAACCAAAAAGTATTAAAAGTTTCACAAACAAAGGTAAAGATAAAATCGGTGGTGGTGGAATGGACATTGGAAAAACACCCAAGAAGAAAACTAAAAAGCCAGTCATGGCTAAAAAAGGTAAGATGAATAAATTAAACCCTGGTTTAAAAGCTTACTTAGCTAAAAAGAAAAAAACAAAAAAGAAGAAATAAATGGCAACTTCAAACTCAAGAGATTTTGATTTAGATGTAGGAGAACTTATCGAAGAAGCCTATGAAAGATGTGGCTTAGAGTTAAGAACTGGCTATGATGCTAAAACAGCTAGACGTTCTTTGAATCTTATGTTTGCTGATTGGGCAAACAGAGGACTTAATTTGTGGACTGTAACTCAAGAAACAAAAGCAGTTACATCTGGTACGGCTACCTATACTTTATCTAGTGAGTTTGTTGATCTATTAGAAGTTGTGCTACGAAACAGTTCTGGCACAGATTTTACTCTTACTCAGATGAGTCGTGGTGAATATTTAAGAATACCTAACAAAGGTAATACTGGACAACCAAGTCAGTATTTTTTTGATAGACAAACAACACCAACAATAACTCTTTGGTCTACACCAGATACGTCTTATACTCTTGTTTATTATTATGTAAGAAGAATACAAGATGCAGATGCTTTAGTTAATACAACAGATGCACCTTTTAGATTTTTACCATGCATGGCTGCAGGACTTGCTTATTATATTTCTATAAAAAGAGCACCAGAGAGGATACAAATATTAAAAAGTGTTTATGAAGAAGAGTTTCAAAGAGCCATGTCAGAAGATGCAAACAGCACACCACTTAAGTTAACACCAAATATTTCATACTTGAGGTACTAATGGCTAGGTACGCAAGTGGCAAAAAGGCATGGGGTTATTCAGACCGATCTGGTTTTCGTTATCGTCTCCGTGATATGATAAAAGAATGGAATGGATTGAAAGTAGGTATAGATGAGTATGAGCCTAAACATCCACAATTAGAACCTAATTATCCAGGACCAGATCCGACAGCATTGTACGAGCCAAGACCAGACTCAAGATCAGAAGTGACTGTAGAAAGGTTGTTAACATTAAACCCTTTTTTGTCTGGTTCTTCTGGAAGTGCAGTCATTACAGTTATTGAAAAAAGTCATGGCAGATCAACAAGTGATACAGTTCGTTTCAGAGATGCAGAAGCGTTTGATGGATTTACAGCAGCAGTGCTAAATAGTGCTTCTGGTTACTCTATTACAAAAGTGAACGATGATACATATACCTTTACTGCAAGTAGTGGAACTGCTACAACTGGAGGTCTTAGAGGTGGTGGAGGCAGAGCTACATCTGGTCCAGTTACATTGGAGAAATAAATGAGTTTTACAAAAGCAACATTAACGACAGCAATACAAGACTACACAGACAACAGTGAGACCACATTTGTAAATAACATCCCTAATTTTATAAAAGCAGCAGAAGAGAAGATATTAAAGTCTGTTGATTTAGATTATTTTAGAAAAAATGTAACAAGTGCACTAACTTCATCTGATCAATTTTTAACAGTGCCTACAGATTATTTAGCCTCATTTTCATTACAGATTACGACTTCTGGCTCAGAAAGTTTTTTACTGCAAAAAGATGTAAACTTTTTAAGAGAGTATACTCCAGCTTCTTCGACAACTGGTTTACCTAAATATTATGCTAGGTTTGATGAAAACAATTTTATATTAGCACCTACACCAGATAGTGCATACACAATCGAATTACATTATTTTTACAGACCCGCAAGTTTGACCGCAGGTGCAGATGGTGGTACAACTTGGTTAAGTACAAATGCACCATATGCGTTACTTTACGGATCACTTATAGAGGCGTATACTTTTATGAAAGGTGAACCAGATGTAATACAAAACTATAATGGTTTGTACATGCAGTATTTAGAAAGAGTTAAAGATCTTGGAGAAGCAAGAGAAAACACAGATGGTTATAGAGTTGGTCTACCATCAAGACCGAGAACATAGGAGTAGAAAATGGCAACAGCAAATGCAGCAACCACCTTTTTAGAAAATAGACTTTTAAGTTTTATTTTCAAAAATAATGCCGCATCGTTTAGTTCACCAGGTGATAGCATTTATGTTGGACTAGCAACGGCAGTATCTAATTTTAATGACTCAACTGGAGAGTCTGGCGACCCAACAATAACAGAAGCAACTTTTACAAACTATGCAAGAGTGCAAGTTACCGCATCTAATTGGACACTGACCGCTGAATCAGCAGATACACAGACAATAAAAAATGGAGCTAATATAGAGTTCGCAGCGTCTGGCGGAACGAACAACACAATCACTCATGTCTTTGTAGCAACTCATGCAAGTGCTAGTTTAGATGTTGTAGGATCTGGTGGTAACGTATTATTTATTGGAGCCTTAGATGCAAGTAAAGCAATAGCAAGTGGTGACATATTTAGAATAAACGCAAACAACTTAACGATAGAGCTTAAATAATGGCATTAATATTAAATGATAGAGTAAAAGAAACAACAACCACAACGGGCACTGGTACATTTACTTTGGCTGGTGCAGTGACTGGTTTTGAAACCTTTGGCACTGGCGTTGGTAATTCTAACACAACATATTATGCAGTAACATTACCAGGCACGGCAGAGTTTGAAGTTGGTTTAGGCACATTAAGTAGTGACTCTGGCACTATAGCTAGAACCACAGTTATTAGCAGTTCTAATAGTGATAATGCAGTAAACTTTAGTGCGGGAACTAAAACAATATTTTGTACATTACCAGCATCTAAGACTGTCTTTTTAGATGCAAGTGGCAATGCAACACTAGGTGCAGATTTATCTGTGGGTGATGATCTTACAGTAGAAGGTGGTGTGATAGAGTTAAAAAACACTGGTGCACAATCAGAATTAAGAATGTATTGTGAAAGCTCTAATGCTCATTATGCTGCTTTAAAAGCACCAGCTCACTCTGACTTTGCAGGCAATACAACATTAACTTTGCCTGCTACAACAGATGTTATTGTAGGTAGAGCAACTACAGATACTTTAACAAATAAAACATTAACTACTCCTACTATTACAACACCAGTTGTAAATGCTGGAGTACAACTAAAGAATGGTGCAACGAGTGCAGGTTTTGCAGAGTTTTTTGAAGACAGTGATAATGGTACAAACAAAGTAACTTTAATAGGACCAGCTTCCACGGCAGATGTTACAGTTACATTACCTGCTTCTGCTGGGACTGTAGCTCTAACATCTGATATTCCTAGTTCTGGTATATCAAGTGGCAATGTAGCCACATTCACATCTGGAGTTGCAGATAATGATTTTTTAAGAGTTGATGGCACATCTGTTGAAGGCAGATCTGCAAGTGAAGTTCTATCTGATATAGGAGGTCAAGCATCCTTAACATTCGGTATATCAAATACAAATGCAGTAAAGATAGATAGTGCAAGTGTAGCAGATGATGAATTTGCAAGATTTACTGCAAATGGATTAGAAAGTAGAAGTGCATCAGAAGTTAGATCAGACATAGGATTGGGAACGGCAGCAACACTTGCAGTTGGAATATCAAATACAAACGTAGCACAGTTTGGATCTGGGGTGGCTGATAATGACTTTTTACGAGTTGATGGCACGACAATAGAGGGAAGAAGTGCATCAGAAGTTGCTAGTGATATTGGTGCTGCAACAACGGCAGATATAATAAGTTTATCGATAGCGTTAGGATAATGATATGGCAAATACATTTAAGTTAGCAAGTAAAGCTGGAGTAACAAGTGCAGACATAATCTATACAGTAGCAACTAGCACAACAACAATTGTCTTAGGCTTGATGATAGGTAACACAACAACAAGTCAAATCACAGTCACAGTTAGTTTAGTATCCGACACGGGCAATAGAACAAACGCAAATGACGAGGCTAATCAAACAGTAGAACTTGTAACCAACGCACCTATACCAGCAGGTTCATCGTTAGAACTTTTAGCTGGTAACAAAGTTGTGATGGAGGCTACAGATAATATAACAGTAACAGCTACTGGTGCAGCAGATGTTGCTTTATCTATATTGGAGATCACCTAATGCCTTTTATTGGTAATGACATATCAAGAGC